GTTATCTACTGCACATCGCGTAATCGACGGTGAACAATACCTAGACAAAACTGCGAATGGCCGTTCAATCAAGCGTTGGCGTATGGAAGACAACACCCTTGAAACAGTTCTCTACAAAGCAACACATATCAATCATCCGAGTGCTATCTGGGTTCGCCAGTCTAACAATAATTATAACTGGCTTGTATGTCTATTCCAATCCCTACTGGCAGAATACACTTATCGGTATGGTAAAATTCATGCGACCGACCGATTAGTTTATTTTCTTCGCAAGCCACCCAAAAATATTCCGGTAAGTTATCTAACACAGCCGACGCCTGCGATGCCAGATGAATACAAGGTACAAGGTGATTCCTTACAATCATATCGTAACTATTATATCGGCGCAAAAAAAACTATGGCAAAATGGAAAAATCGTGAAATTCCTTGCTGGTGGAAAGATGATACACAATAAATAACTACATGAAGACAGTTATACCGATTTCTCTTCCCGAATCCATCGTGCCTCCCTCGGCACTAGGCGACTCTGCTATTGCAGTGTCGCCTTTTTTGTATCAACCTCAAACCTCAAAGGACTGTTATGTCAAGAAGAAAACAAAACGCCTTACAAGTTGTCTCAAATAATGACTCGCCCGTAACCCTAGAGAAGAGTAAGCTATGCAAAGTAAAATACGAAGACCTAAAAAATATTCAACCAAAAACCTTTAATCAGAGACAATTTTTTGAACTTTATAATCAACAGTCCGCAGCAATATTACTTCACGGTGTAGCAGGAACAGGGAAAACATACATCGCGCTTTTTAAGGCACTAGAAGAAGCACTAGATCCAGAAACAGTATTTGAGCGAGTAGTAATAGTCCGCTCTGCTGTTCCATCAAGAGAAATTGGTCACCTACCTGGTGATGAAAAAGAAAAGACAGAAGTTTATCAGTTACCTTATGTAGAAATCTGCGAGGATTTGTTTAATCATATCCAGCCATTTCAGCGATTGCAAGAACAAAAGTCAGTGAACTTTATGATCACTTCATTTGTTCGTGGTATCACTCTAGATAATTCCATCGTCATCGTTGATGAATGTCAGAATATGACGGATATGGAATTAAATTCAATTATGACCAGAATTGGCAGAAACTCAAAGATCATATTCTGCGGAGATTTCCGACAGACTGATCTATATAAAAAGACCGATATGTCTGGACTTCAAAAGTTCATCGCTATCGCCGAACTAATGCCCTCGTTCAAAACTGTAGAGTTTTCTGTTCATGATATAGTAAGGTCCAAATTGGTTAAAGAATATATTCTGGCCAGATTAGAATATGAGGAGAGATACGCATAAAAGACTTGACAAACTATGCGAATCATGTTATAAGAGTATATGTTTAAAACGATCTATGATTATACTGATTTCGCCCAAGATGAAACAAGAGAAGATGGTAGCAGAGTTTATGTCAATGCCTCGGGTGTTGGATATCCCTCTGCTACCACTGTTCTCGGTGTTCTGAATAAAGATGGCATCAACAAGTGGCGTGAGCGCGTTGGTGAAGAAGAAGCCGACCGCATTTCTAAGCAGGCTTCTACTCGCGGTACTAAAATACACACACTTACCGAAGCATATTTAAAGAATGAAGAAGTCGATTTTGATAGCGTGAGAGCGTCCTTGCTCGACAAGGAAATGTTTACTAAGTTTAAGTCAATTCTTGAACCTATCGATAACATTCACTGCCAAGAGCTGGCATTATACAGCGACTTCCTGCGTATGGCTGGTCGCGTTGACTGTATCGGAGAATACAATGGTATTCGCGCCGTAATCGACTTTAAGACTTCTAATCGGCCCAAGAAGAAGGAATATATCAGTTCCTACTTTATGCAGACCGCTGCATATGCAATCATGTATGAAGAACGAACTGGTATTCCTGTTCCCTTTCTTGTTATCTTGATTGCTGTAGATGGCGATGAGCCTCAGGTGTTTGTAGAAAAGCGCGACAACTGGGCCAAAAAACTTATCGAAACTCGTGATTTATTCGAAGCGAGTCGTAATAAATAGTTTGATGATAAAAGACCGCATACAGTTTACGGAATCCGCACTTGAGCATTTTCGTAATGTCTCAGTTTCAAATAACGCACTAGGTGTTCGACTATCTCTCGCAGGAGGTGGATGTGCCGGGTTCAGTTACAAGTGGGATTTGGTAAAGAGTGCTGACGAACTCGTAGAAGATGACTTTCCACAAGAGTATGATGATTGGACGTTCTGGCTGGATAGACCGTCGGAACTATATCTTATAGGTAGCACCGTTAATAAAAAAGTTGATATTATTGGTAGCGTCATTGAAATACAAGCACCGCTTGCTTCTAGTAGCTGCGGCTGCGGAGAGAGTATCAATTTTAATCTATAGGATAATATAATGGTTAATTTAGAAATTCCCGGTTGGATGACCGAGCAAGAACTTCATCAAATCGAGAAATGGGCGAATGAGGTTCCAGAGAATGGAGTCATCATGGAGATCGGCAGTCTCTACGGACGTAGCGCATATACATGGGCAAAGTCCTGCCATCCCTCTGTAAATGTATATTGTGTAGACACATTTTATGCCCCGCAGACAGACACAGATTTCCATGGTGAGTTCCACAAGAACACTAAGGATATACCAAATATTCATAGCATCCGCGCTGCCTGTCCGTATTTTAAATACTCGGAATATGTAAACAACCCTGCAGATATATTCTTTGTCGATGCCGCACACACTAATCCAAATGACTGGCATATCATTCAATATGGACTGAGAAATCTAAAAAGTGGTGGTCTACTGTGCGGCCATGACTATGTGGAGGGCTGGCCAGAAGTCGTGTGGCCACCCGGTTGGCCAGACGTAGTTGAGAACGTAAAACGACTAGAGCAACAACTCGGTAAACCTGCTACGTTCTACCCTGGCACATCATTCTGGTCATTTGTAATCGATGCTGCGGCGTGAAGAATATAAAAAACTGTTGACTTCCAAAGCAAACTAGTGTATAAATAGATTATCAGTTGTTGACAATCAACAATAAAGGCGGAAAGACCGGGGTTCGACTCCCCGCACCTCCACCAAGAGGAAATTATGGTAATTTGCAGTTGTCGTGACATACGTGACTCTCAGTATACTAACCTAGAAGATTTAAGAGCGCGTATAATAGAAGATGATTTTTGCTGCGGTACTTGCCTAGATGAGTTTCTTGTTGATGGGGGTGACCTTGGAATTCGATTTTCGTGTAATAGGGCGGTTCGAGACTGATTGCTTGGCAAAGTGCCACTAAACGTAAATGCAAACGATAACGTTGCCTTTGCAGGATATGCGCTAGCCGCATAATCTCATTGGGTTTTTGATAGTTTTCCCTCGAAACAGAATAAAACTATCACCTGTTTGGTTTATACGATGAAATGAGTGATGTAAGAATCTACGGATGCTAAATAGTTGTATGACCCATTGTGCGACCTGACACCAGCAAGCACAGTGGGTTATTTTTTGTCTTCGGACAATCAGTGTGGGGAGTCACTGGTTAATACCCTCTCAAGTATAACAAAAAAATGGAAATAAGATGACTTCCTTTAATAAGAAGTTTTTCAAGTTTCTTTCGATTATTACACTATTAAGTTATAGTTTATATGGAATTAATTCATATGCTGAAACTGCCATCGAAAGAGAAGCAAGGGAATATTCCCTCGGCGTCGGAGAAGTAATTCAGGACATCAAAGAAGATGCCCAAGAACAACAACGTAAAGTAACACAACAAAGAATCCAGACACAAAATATTCGTCTGGCAAATAACAGAGAATTGAAGTGTCTCGCAGACAATATCTATTATGAGGCTGGTAACCAGTCTACTCAAGGCAAATTGGCCGTTGCTGCTGTCACTATCAATCGGGTAAATAGCCCCAAGTTTCCTAAATCCGTATGCTCCGTTGTATACCAGAGAACAAAACGTGTGTGTCAGTTCTCATGGGTATGCGAAGGAAAGAAGAGTGTCCGCAGTGCGCAACAATATGCTGAGTCAAAGAAAGTTGCTGAGAAGGTATTGTTCGCTGGGGCTAATCATGGCGTATTAGGAAAAAATGTTCTATTCTATCATGCCGACTATGTAAGTCCAGGTTGGAATCTTCGTAGAGTAGCTAAAATTGGTGATCATATATTTTATGCAGGATAAAGAATGGGTAAGAGAAGTAACTTTGAACATCGTAAGAACGACTTCTATCCGACTCCGTTGGATGCAGTAAAGCCTCTCTTACCCTTTCTTCCCTCGGAGTTTACCTTCGCTGAGCCTTGTGCCGGCGACGGTAGACTCTGTAGGCATATAGACACCTTAACAGATAGTAATGCAGTAGCTACTTTGGTTTCTGATATTGATCCTAAAGACCCGTCTATTGAAAAATATGATGCATTAACTGTTGACATTCCCGCAAATACCAGCTATATTATAACTAATCCGCCTTGGTCGCGATGGATACTTCATCCATTGATTGATAGGTTTGCTAGTATTCGTCCTACATGGCTTCTCTTTGATGCTGATTGGATGCATACTAAACAAGCAATACCCTATCTACAATATTGTAGTAAGGTTGTGGCCATAGGTAGAGTAAAGTGGATTGAAGATAGTAAGTTTACTGGCAAGGACAATGCTTGTTGGTATCTTTTTGATAAAAATGAAATGAGTGGAACACAATTTTATGGTCGAGGATTTTCAAGTGGTAGATGAAGTCAGCAACGAATTTCTGATTACGAAGAAGTTTAGAACTTCTACTGAGTTTTCTCAATTTATTGAGAAGCAAGCATCGACAACAGGTCTACCGTGTATGGACTTGCTAGTTGATTATTGCGTGAAGAATGATATTGAAATGGAATCGGCATCGGTTCTATTGACAACTTCACTTAAGGAAAAGATTCGTGCGGAAGCAGAAGAACTAAATATGTTGAAGCGCAAGGATGGAAAGCTACCCTTCTAATGGACTCTTTCGAAGTTTATCGTGTCTACATGTCACTCAAACTTCATTTTACTTCTGATGATTACGATATCACAAAAACGAAATCGGGTGTCAGGTGTAAGAGAGAAACATTTCTTAAACGTAAGGATGTTCTATTGTTTCGCAAGTTGGCGAAACGATTTATCTTTACTGAGATGGTAGATTATTTCGTTGCTAACTTTGTCAATGGACATAATGGTTTATTTGATGCCGAAAGTGATAACGTATATCGGGACTGGAAGGCTAGAAAAGAGAAGTTGACATATCTGTTCACCCAAGATATTTCTACACTTATGTTAGAGGCTGAAAAAGCAAATGTTGATCCATTGATTAGTGATGGCCAACATCCCTTAGCATTAAAACTATACCTTGGTAAAAAAATTAGTCTTGAAACCCTAATTATTCTTGACAAATTGTTTAATTTCGTGTATAGTAATAATACTGTGTTAGCAAATGATTTTATATGGAAAGATGTATCTCGTTTGATAACAAAGTACCGCGTCTTTGTCAAGTTTGATAAAGACAAATTCTCTCAACTATGGATCAAGGAGAAAGGCCAAGTGGTCTGTTAAATGAGTCATTCTAAGCGTAGAGACTTCGATTACGAACCTCGTGTCAAAGAAGTTCGTAAAGGTGTGGACAAATCCAGTAAGCACCGCAAAAACCTGTATAAATACTCTGGTAGTCAAGAAGAAGATTTCGATGACTATGATGATTATGATACACAACGCAAATATTAACGCAATACAACGCAATATAACGCAAAGTAAGGAATACAAATATGTCTTTTAATTCTCTCTCGGAACTCCGTAAGAACCGTGGCAACTTCGACTCACTTATGAAAGAAGTCGAAAAGATTGCAAATCCCACAAACGAAAAGCGCGGCGATGATGATCGCTTATGGAAGCCTTCAGTAGATAAGGCTGGCAATGGCCAGGCTGTTCTTCGTTTTCTTCCTGCTCCTCCAGGCGAAGAACTTCCCTGGGTTCGCGTGTATGATCACGGCTTTCAAGGTCCGACCGGAAAGTGGTACATCGAAAACTCGTTGACCACTATTAACAAGCCAGATCCTCTTGGTGAACTCAATTCAGAACTCTGGAATTCGGGTATCGAAGCCAATAAGGAAATCGCTCGTAAGCAGAAGCGCCGCTTGTCTTATATCTCTAACGTTCTTGTTGTTAAGGACCCATCGAACCCTGAGAACGAAGGTAAAGTCTTTCTCTATAAGTATGGTAAGAAGATTTTCGACAAGATCAAGGACGTAATGCAGCCTACTTTTGAAGATGAGAAGCCGGTTAATCCGTTTGATCTTTGGGAAGGTGCCAACTTCAAGCTCCGTATTCGTCAGGTAGAAGGCTATCGTAACTACGATAAGTCAGAATTTGATGGTAATACGCCACTTGATGAAAATGAGGATAAGCTAGAAGCAATCTGGAAGCAGACGCATTCACTTGCCGCTTTTCTTGATCCCTCAAACTTCAAGTCTTATGATGAACTCAAGACCAAGCTGAATACTGTTCTTGGTAGTGGTACTCGTGTGCCTACCGCAGAGAAGGTAAATCCGCTTGATGCAGAGGATGAACTCTTCGTTGAAACCAAGATGAAGACGGCTGCTAAGGCAACCGAAGAAACTCCACCTTGGAATGATGAAAAGAGTGATGATAATATGAGTTACTTCGCAAGTCTTGCGGACGACTAAAAGAGAAAGGGGCGCTCTAAGCGCCCCTTTTTTATGCCATTGCTCGTTTTAGAGCAAATCTCATCCAACTGCTCTCATCATCTCTAACATAAGTTTTAGTATTTGGTACCGGGGAGCTTTGCGATGCGCCGCCCCCGCCACCACCTTGATTGATGATTGTTGGAGGCGGAACATTGACTTTCATTTGGTCTTTAGCCTGTTCCGACCCCTTTTCTAAGATGCCGCTATCAGGATTTTGTCCTGACTGGACTTTAGCTTCTTCTCCGCCACCGCTCATGTAATCGTAAGCCTTCTTTGCACCAACAGCGGCAAGGCCGACTCCACCTAAACCAACCGCAGTCATTAGTGGATTTCTTTTCATAAATCCAGCTGCTTTGCTGAATATGCCGCCGCCTGGCTTACCCTGGACTTTAGCTGTTTGTTTTGGTTGTGTTGCCGCCTTTGGTGCTTGGCCACTTTGTGCGGCTTCTGCGGCACGTGTTTCTGGTGTGCCACCCAAGGCGCCCATATCTCTAGCAGCCAGTGCAGCATCTAAGCCGACAGAAGCGGCTGTTCCAACACCAGGAATAGTTCCCGCTGCACCCGATGCTAATTCTAGGCCTGCGCCTGTCCAGTCACCAGCCATAGCTCGTTGGGCAGCAAATACACCACCAGCAACAAGACCAACACCTGGGATTTTCTTCAATAGCGATTTGCCAACTGCTTTCGCGCCAACTTTAGCTACACCCTTAGACGCAACTTTTTCTCCGGCTTTAACTGCACCCTTTTGACCAGCTTTAGTAGCAGCCTTTTCACCCGCTTTAGTAGCAGTCTTTTCTCCCGCTTTAGTAGCAGCCTTTTCACCCGCTTTAGTAGCAGCCTTTTCACCCGCTTTAGTAACAGGCTTTGCTGTATCTCCGGACATAGGAGCAAGATCGGCTGCCACCATTGCAGTGTTGGCAGCAATATTTGTGGCATTATTTCCGGCTAAGTTTTCACCGCCATCATTATCGTTACCCGCAAACAATGCCCCCGCGCCGAGAGCACCAGCGCCTAATGCTAATGCACCAAGCATACCTCTGCCCCTACCAGGCGTTCTACCGGGAGAAACTGCTGGTGTTTTTCTAACAAATCTACCCTTGGCATCTCTCGGTTGACTTCTAGCTCTTTCTGATCTAGACTTCTTGCTACCATCTGGAGCATTAGGAATATTTCCGCCGCGATTTCTACGGCTAGGTAAATCGATATCGATTACGGGTCCACCGCCACCTGGTCCATCTGAGCCACCAGAATTCTCAATCGATTGAGCAATCTTTTCTATCGTATCTTTTATTGCAGAGAATAATTCATTTGCTTCTTTGAATGTATCAGATATTTCGTCTAGCTTTTTCGTATTTTCTTGGATAGCATCTACAACCGGGCTCTCTGACATTCCAGCCGCATCTTCTTGTAGTTCGCTTGTAGGTTGTGCTACATTAGATTCGATGCCAGCCGCTACTGCTCCTGTAGTTGGTTTATCTGGTAGAATAACCGATGCACCCTTTTTCTCATCGTAATCTTTTTGAAGTTCGGCATTAATAG